ATTTCGCCTTTTTGTAAAATCGGCATAGGTATTTATTTATAGTTAGTTCAAAATAAACTAAATGTGATACTATAAAAATCAATAATTCGACAAATAGCCGCATATTAAAGATTAATCACCAAATTTCCGCTTTAAATACTTTCTTACAAAAAAAGAAACAGCCGTTAAAGCTATTGCACTACATACGCTTAACAGAAATCCTAAGATGCTATTAATAATATCTTGTGTGCTAAAGTATATAACATTAGCACCTACACTACCGACCCCTACATCTTTTAATTCATCTGCTAACTGAGCCTTTAAACTAATAATCTGTGATAACTTCATTAAACCATTCCTAAGAGATTATAAGAACTATTTCCACCGCTTATACTTACGCCACCGTTAGCGTAACCTTCAAAACCACTTTGGTCTGCTCTATCAATTATGTACTGTTTAATCCAATTCTCGTAAGTATTCTTATAGCCTTGCCATTGCATAATGCGCCTTTGTATTGCCTTATCTTCGCTTTGCCCTTGTTGTGGGTTAAAGTTGACAATACCTGCATTACCTACTTGATAGGCTATCTCTTCAAGTGCGCTAACTCCTATGCTCCAATACAAGAAAGGCTTAACACCACTCGCTAACAAGGTATTCAATACCCCGCTTGTAGTTGCATTATACCCACTAATATTAATAGTGCCGTCACTCATCCAACCACTCGCCACCACATCATCATAATACCCGCTTGTCATTACGGGGCTAAGTTGTTGCAATTGCACCGCTTCAATTAGTGGCGTTACAAAAGCTTCATCTAATCCTTGATGAATAGGTAAATTACTGATTACTTGCGCCGCTGTTATTAGTGCCATTTGTTGTTTTTAAAAGTTCGTCATCTTCTGCCATTTCTCGCGGCTGCCCTAACTCTTCTCTTTGCTCCTTAATTCCTAATACCAACTTAGGGTCAATACCATCAACCTTACTTACAGGTGGTATTGTAGGTATCTTAAAAGGCTCGTTAGGTGCGCCAATAGTTCGCTCAAATAGATAATTATACCATCTAAATTTAGCTTGTCGAAATGGTATACTTTCAGTTGCTTCAAATAGTTCCCACTCTGTTATAAGTTGTTGATTGCTTCCTAATTGACCGTTAGTTGTGATACTTGCAAGGCTCTTAGTCATGTTGTGAGCCTTTAGTATATTTCTTTCAGCTCTTTCGCTTTCTGCATGAAATTGACCATCTGTAGTTCTATCAACTCTTTGCAAAACAGCAGGCTTCCCATCTATTGGGTCAACAGTTTCAATAATAAATCCACCGTTATTGCCTTCGCCTGTATGTTGGTCTTTTATTTCGTTCTTAGCTTCTTCAAATTCCTTTTGGTCTTTTACGTTTTTAAATACAGTCATTACCATATCCGCACGAAAGCCATTATCAAATTCATCTAAATTATACTTGCTAATTCTATATTCAATGTCAATATCATTAATAGCACTTACATAATGTGGTCTGCCATAGAATTGACTTCGCGGGTCGTAGCTTTTAAAATGAGCAATTGACCTTTCGTAGGGTTGTTCCGTGCCGTCTATGTTTTTGACTATACTAAAGTTTGGAAAAGAAGGGTAAAAGATAGGTTGATAATACTTAGGGTCTGTGTTGTACTTTGTCCAATCCCCACTATACCAATAACCTTTAGTTTTTTCCATTTGAACTTTTTTAGAAGCTCTAAAACCTTGCGGAGTTCTATGGTAAAATTGATATTCGTTTTGACTTATCTTTACTATTTCAATATAGCTGTTTCCTGCCCAATCGGTATCTTTAAAATCCTTGCTTACCAAATCTTGCAAACTCTCACCATATGCATTTAACTCGCTATGTGTATTTAACCACGATTCATCTTCTGTGGTAATTCCTTTGCCTAAAAAGAAGTTTAACCGCTTATTTAAACAATCGGCATGAGTTGTTGAGCGCAATGCTCTAAGTGCTAATTGCTCTAAGTAAAGGTTGTTGTATTTACCATTCTCAGGATAACACAAAACCCAATCTTTAGCATCTTGCTTATGTGGAGCTTCTTGTGGTTGTGTTGTTACCTGACCGCCTAAATCAGTTTGACCATAAGAAAGGTTGTAAACATCTACCTTGCTATTACTTAGGATTAGCTTCATATCTCTCTACAAATTTATTTCCTTCTTCAAAGATAACTTTCAATTGCTTTTGACTGCAAAGCGATAACGTGCGTTTAAATTGACCATAATAAGTCATACCGCCACATCCTTTTTTTGGTCTGTATTTATATTTGATTGCCATATCTAATAAAAAAGGGTGAGCGAATAACAACACTCACCCTTTCGGTTTTATTGGGTATAAGGAGTATTAACTCTCAGGGTTAGCACCTGTATATTCAAATGCGCTAACAATATCACGACAAGTAAAAGTTAAGGTTGCCATCTTAGCATCTCCAAGTGCTTGACCTGTTGCTATTGCAATTCCTGTAAGTCTTACTCTACGTTTCGCGTATGTTCCAACCATCCACCAACGATTATTAGGTGTGCCGTTATTTGGGTCACCGTTATCCTTTAACAAGGCTACCAATTCACAAGTATTCTTATACTCTTCGATTTGGTTTCTTATCGCTGTGGTTAGATTTGGGACAGGTACGGTAAATGTGTGAACATCAACAAAAGTTCCGTTCTCTTCTTCTGCTGCTACTTCCCATGTTATTTGTTCATCATCAGTTTGAATCTCAACAAATGTACCTGAAATGGTAGCAGACGTAATTTGACCACCTGCACGGGTAAAAGCTGAATCTGCAACACCCGAAGCAGTTGCAAAATAAATCTTTTGAACGCCACCGAATGCGCCTTTGTCGTTACAGTTAGTTGTTATTGCTGCTATTGCCATAATTCAGATATTAAAAGAAGTAAGCTAAAGAAATTAATTTTGGAGTTCTAACCTTCGCACCACGAACGGTTTGAGTTCTCATTCTCAACTTTTGTTCGTCTATGTTGTACCAAGTTTCAAGGCTTGTAGAATCAACACCATAATCAGTACCAATTACCAAGTTGTCTTGAGTTGTTAAAAGTCCTAAGTGGTTACCGCTAACAGTTAAAAGAGTGCTTAGTGGATTGTCTGCATTGGCTAAATCTCTTTCCCACTCTAATACTTGAATAACAGGGATACCATTAAATGCAAGTGTATTCATGCCATCTAATACCATCATGTTAGCCATTTCAGTACCAAGATTACGGAGTGATGCTTCGTAGTTTTGGTAAATGGTAGGGCTTACCAAGTATCTTAAATCAGCTTTGTTTCTACCACGTAGGGTAATATCTGAATCGTCATACATGGAAGGTAAGATAGTGTCAATAGCTGCATCTGTGTTAAGTGCGCTACCTGTTGTATATCCGCTAATAGTTGTCTTAGTGATGTTACCACCGTTGCCATTGTAAAGCATATCTAAAAACAACCCATCATAAGAACCGAACACATCAACACCTGATGCGTAAACACCAAACCAATCACATGAAATCATGTTGTCAATGGTTTTATCTACAAATTCAGAAATTAAGAAATCAGCTAAAGGAGTTCCGCTTAAATCAGCTCTACCAACACCGTTGCCCAATACTGCGCTCCATGCGTTAGTGCTAAAAGTTGTCCATGCTTGCTCACCTTCTGATTTAATTTCTTTTACTTCTAAAGTGTTGTCAGTTATTGTAATAGCTCCTGAAGTTGTAAAACCCGCGCTATTTCCACGCTTTAACACATCGTTAAAACCTGTTGAATCGTATAAGTTAAGTTTGTACTTAACATTGTCGTAAGTAGTAACAGCAATGTTATGAGTGCTGGTTACGTACTTGTTTACGTAAATTTCCAATAGTTCGTCACCTGCGAAACTATGGCTAAATGATACTGATGCTGCGTTTGCCATTGCTGCTTATTTTTTGTTTTTGTATTGTGCGATTTTTTGCGCTCTTGCACTTACTGCTTCGTATTCTTTCTTTTTTGAATCACTAAAGCCACCAAGTAAAGATGCTTCTAATTTTTGTTTTTCAGTCATTACAACTTGCTCTTCGTCTGATGTGCCTTTATCATCGCTTACCGCAACAACAGGCGCACCATTGTTTTTTATTGTTTCTTGCAACTCTGCGTTTTTAGCTTTTAATGCTTCCAACTCTTCAGCTTTGTTTTTCAAAAGCTCTTCTCTTTCCGCTTCAAGTTGGGCTTTAGCTTCTCGCTCTGCCTGCAACTTGGCTTCATACTCAGCCTTTACAGGCTCAGTAATCTCATTCTTGATTGCTTCTACTTCGCTTTTATTGCTTAGTCCAAAGAAATCTCTCATTTGTTCTACGAATGATTTACTTTCCAATTTATTATTATTTAATGTATTAAGCACTTCTTTAGGTGGGTTAAAACGTGCTGCAAGCTTCATAATGCTCTCATTGCTTACGTTCTTTTTACCTTCTCTATATCTTGATGCAAACCCCATTTCAACTGTTTCCTTTGCATCCATCCAAGTAGTAGCATTCATTAAGCTTAGAATCTCTTCCTTGCTTTTACCTTTCTTGTTATTGCTTACATAAATATCAGCCAACGAACCGCCAACCTTATCAAGCATATCCGCGACCTTTCGCATTTCGTCAGCATTACCCATTGCAACGGTTAAAGGGTCGTGAATCATCATTAGACTACCTTCTTTCATTGTAATGGTAGAACCTGCTTGAGCGATAACGCTTGCCATGCTTGCTGCTAATCCATCAATTTCAACCTTTACGCTCCCTTTAAAATCTTTTAAGTAGTTGTAAATAACAAGCCCTTCAAATACAGAACCGCCACCACTATTTATACTAACCTTGATTGATTTTGGTTGTGCTTCTTCAATTTCAGCAATAACCATCTCGGCACTCGTGCCCCCAAAGTAAGCTCCAAGCTCATCTATTTCACCGTGAACTCTTAAAGTGAGTTCGTTCGATGCTTCGTTTTTGATTAAATAGTTTTGCATACATACGAAATATGCAACACCTTTTTATAACTTTGTTATAATTTATGAAAACGGTAATTAGCAAACAAGGTATTGACCTATCAGATGCAAAGACTGAAAAGGTAGGAAGAGAGAATAGAACAATTACAATAGCAGGGGCTTTTTTACTTTGCTTTATTCCATTAGGTAGCCTTGTGATGCTTATTAACGCTTACATCTGTTTTACCCGAACTTATGTAATGGTATTTCATCATGATGGTATGCAAAATAATGAACTTTACAGGCAATTAAATCAAGATGAAATAAAACATGAACGTATCAACTCTTACATCTATTTAGTAGCTCTTTTAATATCAAGAGTGCTTCCCGTTGGCTATTATCTTATGCACCATAATTTCGCTTAGGTTCTTATCATTAGCCAACTTTGCAACTGCATCACCGCTTCGCATACTTCTCAAAAGCCTATAATATTCTTCTCTTATTAGGTGGTTTCTAACTGCTTTTTCATTAAGATACCCTGCTTCATATAAAGCATGAATATCTAATTTACCTGTCAGGCTTACAAAGTAATTTAACTCCCTATCGCTTAAAATCATAATGTGCTATTTACTTCTACTGTGTTAATTCCGTTTTGCATTGCCGTTGTTACAGGTATTTGCAAGACTGTTTTTTGTTGCATCATTGCCATTTCAATAGCCTTTAATTGCTCGCTCTCTAACTGTTTATTCATTATACCACTCATTGAAGGTACAAAGCTTGTTACTCCACCTGTTTCAAACTTCTTACCGCCACCCGCTTGATTGATTGCTGACAATATCGGCTTAAACATTGATGTACTCCTTTTATTAATAATTGCTTCGCCCCCTTCTGCTTCGTGTATTCTGCCCCCTACTTTAAACTTAACACCACCGTTTGCATGACTTGCACCTTCAAACATTCCACCTTCTGTAAGACCACCTTGAGCGAATTGTGATGTAACATAAGCCTTTGCACCTTGCACCGCACCAATTAACAAAGCATTTAATGCTGCTACCCTTGCTACTGCACTCGCTCCAAATGTTGCAACTGCATCAGGTTGAGCTAATGAAATACCTGTTATCTGTGCGCTTAGTACAGGTATCATACCTTGCAAAGTATCAAGCAATCCTAAAAGTAGTATCTTTTTAAAGTTTTCAATACTTGTTGCTCCACTACCCACCATCTCACCAACTGCTAATGCGATACCTTCAAATGATTGTGCGCCAACTCTACCCAACTTTAACAAAGTAACTTCATAATCTATTGCTGCTCTGTTCATGTTGTTATAAGCCTCAACTGTTACGGCTTCTCTTTCAATTGTAGCTTCTGTTAATTCTTCTGTTATTGCTAACTCTTCACTTATAGCAACTGTTCTTCTCTTTATTACACCCGCAACACCGCTTTTTTTGGCAGTTGCTTCTCTCTTGTTTTGTAGCTCATTGAGTTTTGTCGTTAAGGTTCTTTCTAACTTTAAAGCGTCACTTTGAACATCATTAAATCGTATGTATTCATCAACTAATTCTTTTAAATCATCTACCGTGCTTGGGTCTAATCCGATTTGGTCTATTAAAACATTAGCTTTTGCCGCTGCTTCATCTAAAGTTGTGAATCCTTCATCTAATTGTTGCAATACAAAGTTTAATTTCTCACGCCCTTCGACTTCACCTAATATGTTTTGAATCTTTTGTTTTTGCGTTTGAATCTCCAAAGCGTTAAGCCCTTTTTGTAAATCAATAGCTTTTTCAATCGCATTTATTCTTTGACCTAATGTTTTATTTTCTTGCTCTGCTAATAATTGTAAATCTTTAATTGCTCTCTTTGTGTTTGCTCGTTGAGCGTTCAATAATATTTGCGCTTTTTCTAATTTAATTGCCCTTCTTTCAAGCTCACCTATTAATGCTACTTCTCTTTCCAATTCATCTCCCATGCCTTTAAACGCATCTGTTAATCCTTCAACTGCACCTTTCCAATCTCCCCTAAAAAAATCAAAGATTGCTTTACCTGCAATGGTTAACCTTTCAATTAAAACATTTACAACTTGCCCTATTTGTTTAAATAGCACTCTAATTGTTTCACCGCCTTCCCTTGTGCGACTAAAATAACTAACTACTGATGCTAACGCTATAACTAAAGCCCCTATACCCGTTGCAATTATAGCAAATCTTAACAATTTTAGCATTTTGTTAGCTCCACCTATTGCCCCTGTTGTAGCTTGAACTGCTCGAGATGCTTGAGTAAATTGCGTTGTCACTTGACCAACATTAACTCCCATAATGTTAAGTTGACCTGCTGCATCTTTTAAAGCTAATTGATAATTTCCTACATTACGAGTATGTACACCGTTAGTTGCATCTAACTTCTTGAGCCTACTGTTTATATCGTTTATTCTTTTGCCATACCTTTCATACTCTTTTTGCCCTTCTTTAGTTGTTATGTTTATCTGCTTTTGCTGTCTTTTTAATTGAGCCATTTCAGCACTTAGAGAATCATAACTGCCTTCAACAGCACTTGCGCTTTTCGATAATGCTCTCTGACTCGTTGCAAGTTCTTTATTCTCTTGTTGCAACTTAGTTATTTCGACAGCGTTTTCTTCATAGGCTTGTGAAAGCTCTTTAATAGATTCTTTGTTTTGCCTAATTCTAACGTTTAAAGCAGCCGCTTCTTTTAATGCAGCATCACCGCCCTTTACATCAAACTCGAATATTATCTTTTCTGTTGCCATCTTAATTACCTTCTATTTTATAAATAATGTCGTAAGCATGAGAACTCGTTGCATAAATATCTATTTGTGATGTGCTTAATGTGTTAAAATGCAAATCAGCATTACCACCGCCACCGTTTAAATTAATAACCATTGCACTTGCAAATGTTATCTCATTAAAAATAGCCGTTCCGCTACTTGTCGCATCGTGTGTTGGGTAAATAGTTAATGTGCCATCACCCGCTAAAGTTCCGCTTCCTGTAAGTTGCTTGTAAGAGCTTCTTTTAACTCCTGATGTAGTTATATGCCAACCGTCATTAATAACCCTATCACCGCCCACATTTAAGCTAAATTGACCTTGTTCTCTTACTACTTCAAAAGCCGTTGCTCTTCCACTTGCAGAAGTGCCACCACCTACTTGAAATAAAGCATTAGAATTAGTTTCGTTATACTTGCCAAATTGGTATTGATTGCTCCAATACGTTTTCAAACCTTCGCCAAATTGAACGCTGTTGGATTTATTAGGTGCTTGATTACCTTGCCCAAAACCAACTCCGTAATAATCATCATCAACAGGTTTAATATTTTCACCGCTTACCTGCGTCACATCAAAGCCACCGTTACTCGGTAAATCATTATTTGGCTTATGTGTTACAGGGTCAAACTTCTTGCCACTTATAATGTCAATCCAAGGCGTATTATTTGCAGGTATATCAAAAGTGTAATTAACCAACTTAATTAATTCTACTTGTGTTGGCTCATCATTTAGCGGGTTAAAGTCTATAATCTGATTGATTAACCACCATGCGCCATCTAAGTAAATCTTTTTATCCAATGGTCTTAAAGCTATGTCACGCTCATTCAAGTTAAGCCAATAGATTGAAGTAATACCATTCCAAATATTTCTATATTTTGGCTCGAAATAAGTTCTAAAAGCTCCATTTTTACCATCAAAAGTATCCATTGCCAAACTTTGCCAAGCATCCCCACTCCTTGCCCTAAATACTAATCTCGGCAAGTATGCGTATTCTTGAACGCTATATTGAAAGCCTGCACCTACATTCATTTTAAAGTTACCCCCTGCATTCTTACCTTCATAGTAAAGCATCCTGTTAGTAGGTATCATGCCACTACGACCGCCGCTGTATTGAGTGCCATCCTTTGTATTCCATTGAATGTTTGGAATGCTTAACCCAAATTGACTTAAATCATAATCAACCGTTGCGGCAAATAAATGGTTTTCAACTGTCTTTCTACCTTTCTTGTAGTTTCTTGGTAGCTCTAACAAGTAACTTCCATAAGGCTCAATATCTTCATTCTGATTACCAAACTTTGTTAATTTAAAGTCGGTTTCATCATCCTTATACTTGTGTAATATTTCCCTGTTTAAATTATCACCTAAATAGGTGTTTTGCGCTTCTTGCGTTTGATTCCATTTTTCGCTCCAATTTAATTCACCGTTGTAAAAGTCATTGTAAGGCTCAAACTTTAACAACTTAGCAAAAGGGTCATAGTATGCAATGATGTTGAAAATATCAGCTATACCCTTAAACACATCAAATACGGTTAATCCATCTTTACTTACAGGCACATATTCGCTTAATGTAAGTGTTAAATCTTCTGTAATATCTCGCCTTATCTCACTTTTAAAATAGGCATTTGTTAAAGTGACATCTTCAATCCCTTTAAAATAAACTCTTATAACATCACCCCCTTGAGTTGCTATGTTACTTGTATCTATCTCAAGAGCTTCGCCGCCTATTGTTTGTTCCGCTATATCTTGACCATTCATTTCAATACCAAATGTGCAACCGAACAAGGCAGCTCCTACTTTGCCACTCGCTAAGGCATCTATATTGGCATTGTCATAGGTCAAATCATCAAAGCCAAACTTTATTTTCATTTTAGCAGGGTTAGCTGCTACATAACCGCCGCTTGCAGTATAGTTAGGGTTTGCAGTTGTTTCTGTTATTGGTAAATAAACCTTTGTGCTTACACCGCTTGCAGTAATAGCTAAACTTGCATCTTCAGCTTCAAATAAAGCGTATCCGCTAACCGTTGCATAATCAGCATCACTTAGCGACCAAAAGCCATTAAACGGCATTACCAATCTACTTGCATAATCACTATCAAGCCACTCGCTTTCGTAACCTATTCCTGCACTTGCAAAACCTTTTTGAAGTATGTTTTTGATAAAAAAGCTCGGTGTAATATCTGCTAAATCAAAAGAGTTAAAGTTCTTGTTGCCCCAATCAATAGGAGCAAATACTACATTTCCACTTGCTGCCGTATAATTCCAAGAATCTTCTACATTAGCCTGTGATAAGGTAAATGTGCCAAAGTCTAAACCGCTTACCATTATGTCATCTAATGCAGTATAAACATTGTAATTATCACCTATTACGGTCATGTCATAGCCAGTTGCAATATCTTTTTTAAAGGTCTTTTCTACTTGCCCTTTTCCCCTTAGTATTTCAATTCCATTGCTTATTATCTCGCAATCTTTAGGCTCTTTTAATGTGCTAAAATCCGCGCTATTAGGGTCATAAACATAATCAAATAAGTCATTATTTCTTTGCGTTGCAGGTAGTCTAAATTTCTTAGAATAGCTCGCGTTAACTTGATTTAGGTTGTGAACATCTGTTACCTTAAACGTCAAACCTACTACATTCTCAATCCCTTGAGCGTTAAAATCTACCAAAGTATTCGCAGCTGATGACAATCTCGCGGGATACATTACAACCCTATTCCATAAATTGCTCTGTTGCCTCGCGTAATGTCCGCTTGCTTCTGTAAATGATGTTGTACCAAACTGATGTTCGTTTAATTCAGTTGAATAAATTTCGTAATTACCGAATTGCGGGTGAATATTCAAATAATCTTGTGGTATATTTCTAAATCCACTAGCTAACAACCAAGTAGATGTATTAGGCACATACTTTCCCGCCGACCTATGACTTAGCAAGGTGTGCCCGCTAGGAAGCAAGCTATCAGTCGGCACATTGTCAGTATTAACCACGTTAGGAATAAATATATCATTAGCACTATCAACGTTTCTAAATCTAGAACCACCATAAACCGCAAGCCAATCATAACCATAATCAGTCTGCCCCGTTGCAAGTTGCCATGTTTGAGCGGGTGTTTGTCCGCTTATTGTTAGGTTAATTCCACTCGCCGAACTTGCATCGTAAATATATTGTGAACCATTACCAAAATAACCTTCTGACATCGTGTAAATAGCTCCGCTGTCAAGCCTAATGCCATGACATGAACCCGAAGCCGTACACGCAATGCTATTACCGCTTACGACCCATTCAGACGTACCAAATGTATCGGTTATCGTTGACCCCGATATTGACCCAATAACAGGTGTTAAGTAGCTGTTTGTTTCAAAATAAGCTCCTTTATTGTTCCGCCTATAACTGTTCCTTTTGATACTCTTTCGGTCATTGTTTACAATGTTATTACCGTTACCATCATATAAGTTAATTGTGCTATTATCGCTTAAAATAGCAGGTGCAAAAGCTCCAAGTGTTACAGCGTTAGTGCCCGCGTAATCGTAAAACTCGCCGTTTTCTGTAAACTTACCCCCAAAAAAATCACTATACGAAAATCCATCATAATCACTAACTGTTGACCATGCACCGCTTTGAGTTATTGCTCCGCTATTATCAAATGTAAATAGAGCGTTAGGCTTTATCGTATTTATTGCTGTTTGACCTGCTCCATCTTCTAGCGGGAAATAAGCTAAATAATCAGTTCCAAAATTAGCCGATGAAAGATTTAAATCGGTAAACTCGTTATTTACAACAACCTTTACATCTTTAATGTATCCGTAAAATGGTCTATTGGATTGACCACTATTCCACCCATTGCCAATCTGTATTACCTGTATTCTATCATTAGCCGATGATGTTTTACTACTAAGATTTGATGTTTGTTTAACGCCGTTAATAAAGAATTTCAAGCCATCATCTATATTAGATTGGTTATAATCAAAGTAGAATGTTAATCTATGCCATTGATTGTCTGTTATAGGGGATAAGCTATACCTTGCGAAATTAAACACATTAGAATAGTATATATAAATTTGATTAAACTCTGTTAGAGCTGTTACTTTAAAATTTGAACCTTTAAATGAACTAAGTGAAAATATTCTCTCTTTATTGTTTGCAATATCCAAAGGATAAATCCAAACATCAACCATAATTTGATTTGGCTCATATAGAGAGCTGTCAGTTAAATCTATTATTTGAGCTTCGACAATACTGCTGTTTGTATCGTCAAAATATAAACATTTATTCGCCCGACTTTCTCTACTAGACCCTATTTCATCAATCAAATAAGTCTGCTCACTTGTTTCGTCAAAAGAAGGTGTTTCAAATATTAAATTTTGAATTCCACCAATATCATTTTGATTGTCATAAACATCACCCATAGGGTCATAATTATCCAACTCATCGGCGTTACCGTATCTTATTTGAAAATCTAAAGCTCTACTCATTATCCTTTTTGCCTTCTTAATGCGTTTGCTAATTCATACTCAAATTGAACATTAAATACTTCATTGCCTTGTATGTTGCTTTCAATCAATAAAGAATCTGTAAGCAATACAATAGGTCTATATTGTAAACCTTCTTGCACCCATACACCCGCACTACTAAACAACTGTTTTAGCCAATTTAACTCATCTATTGAAATGTTTTGAGTACCTACCCTAAAGCGTGTACTCATGCTTGTGTTTGGTCTAAACTTACCGTAACTTGTAATAGACTCATAATCCACTAAAGGTCTTTGCGAAATACTACTTTCAATATCAATTGATTGCTCTTTAAACGCATAACAGGTAAAGAAATCTAAAGCACCGTAATTGTTTTGAAATACAAATCTAATAGGGCTTATTCTATAACCTTTGTCAATGTTTACGCTTATTTGCTCAAACACCGTTTCCGCTGTAACTGTTTCAAATTGTACTGTATAGCTTTCTGTATCACTATCTATCAAAGGTTGCGTACCTGTATTTAATGTTAGTGCATTTATATTGGTGTATCCAATACCTAAATAGCAAGTTTGGTTACCTAATGTAAGGCTATTAACTACACCCGTTGCCATTATCCCCGCTGTATCTGTTGTAACTACTGTTACCTTTACATTCTCTTCATTGTTGTAAAGACTGATAAACTCGCTTTCACCTTCCCTTATTTCAAACGTTGGCTTATCGGTCAATATTTTAGTGCCGCTTATTGTAGTAAAATGTTCGGTTGCAACCAAACCACTATCACCTACATTTAACGCAGCGTTTACAATCCAATAACCGCTACTTGTTAAGGTATCCCCATCATTAAAAGTACCTGAACTTGTAAGTATCTTTTCGGTTGCTGTGATGTAAAAATCTCTTATTGAAAGACCGCTGTTAAAATGTGTTTGGTTAGGTGTGATAATATCAATATCTGCCCTTAGATAATCTTGGATAAAAGTTCGCATATCAACCTGAAAGTTGTCAGTATCCCCAAACTTAGCCTGAACCGTTATGCTGTTTATTAGGTCGCTCGTTGTGTTATCGTATAAGCTAAATTCAACCGCTTCTAAATCGACCACGCTTGTTTCTACTTCAAATAATACAGGTCTATATGCAATATCGTAATCCGATGGAGTTGTTATGCTTGTAAGTGCCATTATGCTACTACTGCTTTAATTAGTTCTTCTCTGTATATTGCCATTAAAGCCGTTCTAATTTGGCTTATTATCCTTTGCAAGTGTTCATTCATTGTATGCTCAATAAACTCGGTTCTTCGCCCATTGTTGGTATATTGATAAGCTCCTTGTGTTGGGCTTCCTTCTCGCTTAATTGCTGTTGCGATTGCCCACGCTGCGCTATCTGCTTCTTTGCCGCTTGCTATGCCTTTAATTTCTACCCATTCTCTTATAGCATCAACAGGTGGCATACTTCCTGCCTTCCTACCATCATTCACATATTGCAAGTAATCAAGACCAAATATCTTAACGTTTAAATCTCTACCATTAAGCTCTGATTCTTGCCTAATAGATGCAACACCGCGACCGCTTGCATTGTGCCCCTGCTCTATGAATTCCCTTTGCAGCTCTTTAACTAAATTATCTGCTATGTAATTAATTTTACTTAGCATTTCCAATAGTTGGTAAAGTTTAAAGTCATTCTAACGCTTATGTATTGGCTATTGCCAAACCTTAATATTTCGTTGTGCGATTGTTGCCCAACTATTGACCTTTGCAAGTTTCTATCATTTGTGCAAGCTGTATTAACCACACTTATAAGCGTATTCATTGCCGTATCCCATGCCGCTTGTTTTGTTGTTGTTTGGCGTTGTGCATCGTTGTACTTCTCTAAAACGTATAAGTCTAAGGTGTAACCAATATCACCGCTACCATGCCTTAACAAGCTCTCAGATGCTTGACCGCTAAAAGGTATTTGCAAGAACACTAACTCGCTATAAGCATTTGAAGGTTTGTTTAAATCTTCTGCTATTGTACCAAACAAAAACTCCTTGCTTAGTTCGGTGCAAGCTGTTTCTATTGCACTAACTATATTACTAAGCATTAATAAAAGCTTTTAAATTGGTAACGTATGTATTAAGGCTATCTTTTACGCTTTGCTTCATTTCAGGTATTGCGCTTGATGTGCCTTCTAAGGGTGCTTGACTAACTAATTTAAAGAAATTGAAATCTGAAACGGTATCTATTCCATTTAACACTCTCTCAGCGTTTTCTATTTTATTTAGAATGGCTTTTAGCTCTTGAGTTGTCATGTTGCATTTTTACGAAATATACTAAAAAAGCCCGTACTAATTAAAGTACAGGCTCCGTGTAGCTATGAAGAAAAAAGTTTTTAGTTGTTTTGCGCTCGTTTTATTGCTCTCCTATATCCTTGCTCGTTTTTATATGTCGTGTAAGACTGAGCAGCCGAAGTGTACTCGCCATTATCTTCTTTAACATATAAACGTTGATGTAATACTTCGCCCTTAAAGATATCTTCAATGTAAAAGAATAAATGGTCAACTTTTGTAGATTCAACTCTTTTTGTAGATTCAACTTTTTTTGTAATTCTTGAGTTCATTTTTTTGTTTGTTTGTTTTTGATAATTCAAATATAAAACGCCTTAACCCTACTAAATCAATCATTTCGATGAACTAAACTAAATCTTCGATGAATTAAAAAGCCCTGTCGTTAAACAGGGCTTAAATCAAATCAAACAAACATCAAAACTAAAGAACTACAAACTTAATATTAAATCGTTGACTCTATGCCATTCGCTTTGCATTAAGTAGGTACAATCTAACCCGCTATTCATACAACGCGGCAACTGCGTATTCTTCCAAAACACAAACATCTTTTTATTCATTGCCCCCGCTGCATGGATTAACCCTGTATCATTACCTATTACCAAACTTGCACCACTAAGCAAAGATAAAGCGTGTTTAACGTTGCCAATTCCCTTTGCATAAGGTTGTAACCATGTGTTACGCTGTAAGTCGTTTATACTGCCTGTAAATACTATTTCAAAGTTCTTTTTCTTACAAACCTTAACAGCATTTAGCAATGTAGCTGAATCAACTTCTTTTGTATCTAAGTATTGCCTTGATTCATTACCTGAGCCATGAACAAAAACTACATAAGGCACTTTTGGTATGTCGTAACCTTTAGGCTCGTCAATATAGCATCTTTGACCGTTCCATTTTTCGCCCGTGACTTGTTCAAAAATATATTGATAGTCGGGCTTATTGTTATGGCTTGTATTGGTTAAACCACTTGTAAATAATGGCTTTGTATTTAGTTTTTTATCTAATGTATTAATAAACTCGCAATCTTTAAAACAATCCCTTACAAAAGGCAAATCAAAATAAACATCAATAGGATGCTCTTTAATTTGTGCTAAACGTTTAATAACTGCTGTGCAGTTTATAAAATTACCTAATCCAAAATTATGTATTTGATGTATCCACATTTTTTTTATTGTTACTCGCGACTGCTTGCTTTGTTTTTAGGTTGGGCATGATGCGAAGTTAATTAAAAAGCCCCTACTTTAATTAATAGGGGCTTAGGTAGCTATGAAGAAAAATATTTTAGATTACTTAAATACTTATTGATTATTCGAATAAATCTTTTTCCATTTCTTTTGTTACTGTAACATATACATAATCTCTATTTAAGTTCTTCTTTAATTCTAAAGCTTTATTATACAAGTGAGTCAAATCGAATGATTCTTTATTTGGGTTTAAATAATGATTCATAACCGCATCTAAAAACTCTTCTGTTTGTTTTACACTTCTTAAAGCTTGCTCTTGTTTTGTTGTTGGTTTTTTTACTCTTTTCATCTTTTTGTTTTTTTGTTTGTTTGATGATTCAAATGTATTACACCAAACCAAACTACTAAACTATTTTAGACAAACTACGCCAAAGCTTCGATAAACTACTCTTTTTCTTTGATGTAAAACAAAGCTGTTAAGGCATCAATAGCATTTGTTTTCAATACCTTATCCATTGTTCCGAATATACCACTTTGGCTTAATTCCATTAACGCCCCATACCAAAAGCCAAAACGCATCATTCTGTTTTGCTTCTCTTGAACTTCCCTTTGAGCTTCTCTACTAAGTTTAGCCATTTTAGCCATATTGCTACGACCTTTGAATAAAGCTTTAAATCTCTCAGCGTAATCCGTTGCCATTTTTGAAGCAAAAAAAAAGCCTGCCAAATGGTAAACATATCCACTTCAAGCCATTCACGCTCTCTTTGTAGTATTATTTCATCTGTTACTATTTCCCCCTTCTTTTGAAACAATGTAGCACACATCAAGGCAAAGCCTTCTAAATTGAGCTTTGCGCTTTTGTCAGTTGCTTCCTGTATTCTTTGCGTTTCACTCATAACCGCTTGCACCTGCTCAAATGTGGCATCACTCCACCAGCTACCATCAAGCCGTTTAATCATTTTCGGCAAACGATAGCCGTTAATCTCATTTAATTTTTGCTTTTTAGGTAAACTTTCAAACGTATCTAAAACCTTTGTAGCAAACTCCTTTAATTTCAAATAAGGTTGCGACTTTTTTAAATAGGTTTCGTGAACATCAAATAGAATTGAGCATAATTTAAATACCAATTCGTCACCTTCTAAGTGTTGTATTTGTTGGGTTAATGTGTTAAACTGTCTAAGCGTTATAGACTGCCAACCTTCGAATATGTAACTACTACTCAACAATCTTATCAGCCTTATTAATTAACGCTCTTAATTGCTCTCGAATACCCTTGTAAGTGCTTGAGCCTTTACCTTCTCTTTGCCTTGCATCTACTATTTGACAAAGCAACCTATGAGAGCTTTTTAATTGGCTCAATACATCTTCCTTTGTTAGCTTAGGCTCATACTTTTTTCTTAGCTCTCTAATTATCTCAGTACGCTTTAAAGCATGGTAATTAGGCAAAGCTTTTACTTCTGCCCTTTTGCGTAGCTCAGGAACGCTTAATTGGCTTAATTCTGTTAAATCCATATTGATAAATGTTTTATTGCTCTTTGATAACCTTCTCTTACTTTTTCAATTGGTGCATCTTGCTCATTGCCTGCACCGTAACTAAACAATGGATTAACGCTACTTAGCACCTTATTAACCCACTTAACACGCTTGCACTCCTTAACAGCATCTTTTAAAAAGTTGTAATCACCGCCTAACTTATTGCCAAACTTTGCAGAAGTAAACGAACTTTTACGAACTAAGAAACCTATTCCACTAATATCACCAAACTTTACTTCCTGTTTTTCAAAGCTGTCTAACCTTGGTACTATTACATTGTTAGAAGCATTAACACGCCACAATATCAAATCATGACCGCTACCTTGCTCCATTGCAATTTTAAGGCTATTGGGTGAAGTATAAAAATCGTCATCATCAAGAAATGCGAAGTAATCACCTTCTTTGCCTATGTTTTCAAGTGCCCAATCTAAGTATTGGTTGTAGTGTTCAAAGTCTGATTTGTTGAGCGTTACGCTTGTAATGCCTTGCACATTTTCAAGGTAAGTAGGCAACACATTCTCACTAATAGTAATATGCTCACATTCTGTTGATTGAGCTTGCACCGATTCAGCGCACACCTGAAACTTAGCAGGTCTGTTGTTGGTTCGTGTTATTACGTAAATCATTTATTAAACGGTGTTTTAAATGTTTCTGCTCCACGAATACCACCCCATTTATTAATGTACCTTATATGGTTCTTTCTGAACCGTTGTTCGTTTTCTTTGGCTGCTTCTTTATCATGCTTTAACACACCGCTACCATAATGCTGAAAGTCTAAATCAACCAACTCAATGTTAATGCCTTTAAGTTTGCATTGATAACGAAAGTCATTATCTTCAAAATAAGCACCTTCAAAACCTTCGTCAAATGGTCTTAATGTGCCAAACTTCTCTTTTATAAACTCAGGGTTAACGGCGAATAGGGCAAAGTCAGGTTGGCCGTCTTTTGTTTTGGCTGCTGCAATGCCGTGTTTTATAGATGCATTCTTTAGCTCTGTAATATTGGGGAATTGTATGTCTTGATTTGCTATAATACAATAACCATCCATTAACCTATCAGCCATTGAAATTGCATCGTTCCACGCTCCCGCAACTGAATTTACATCACGCTCAGTAAATCGAGTTTTACCAAACAACTTATAAAGCTTTTCATCTTCTAAATCAAAAGCATTTATAAAGCCGTCAGGTGGTGTAGGGCAACTATTAACACACTTCTCAAGCAACTCATAATTCTTTTTCTCACGTACATAAACAGGTATCGCTATCATTCTTCAATCAGCTTTATCATTTTACTCATCTCAATGCTCCATGTGTGTTGTTGCACCCACTCTAATGCTTTCTCACATTCGCTCTCAGCACCATTAACATAAATCTCATTTAGCCAAAAACAAGCACTCTCTATGTTGCCCCTATGCCTACGCCTTGTAAAATCTCCTTTAGTATGCGTGTTATAGTCCTTGTCAAGCTCATAGAGGAACCCGCGACCTTCGCCGAGTATCTCAGGTATGGTTGTATTCTTTGGAGCTAATACAGGGCAATATGCCGCCATTGCTTCGGTAATTGTTAGCCCCCACCCTTCGCCGAGTGTTGCCGTTAACATTACATCTAAAGAATTATAAATCAAATTAAGCATTTCGGGGCTTACCTTAGACCAATCAAGACCATAAGTATTCATGCAAGCGTAATCTCTACCTTCAATCATTCCAAAGCCATTACACAACGCTCTAAGGTCTAACCCCATTGCATCGTTAGCATCCATGTGAAGGTATAAGAAAGCTTCTTTGTTTTGCTTCCTGTAATTGTTAAATATCTCAACTACTCTTGGAATATCTTTTCGCGGTTGGTTACGGTTAACACATCCGATTATAAACTTATCTTTATTCTCTTGAAATAGCTTCTCTTTAAACTCTTCTATCTCTTTCGGTAGAATTGGTTTAAAGACCTTAGTATCGCTTCCGTGATAAACAGGAGTGTACGTGCTTGCCTTCTCACCCACCGCGCGAAGTTGGCTAATTCTTTGTATGACATTATGCTTTTGCTTTTCAAAGTCTTGTGGATTGTATTTTTCTAAAAGATATTGATTATCAACGTGGCTATTAAACTCATCGTAATACTCAATCAACTCATTAACAGTATCTAAAATCTGTTGTTTGCCGTATTGGCTGAATGGTATTACTAAATCAAAGTTATTTAAGTTAATGAGCCATTTATCATATTGCTCACCGTCAATAGGTATGTAATAGATTGTTTTAAAAACCTTTGCCCCTGCTTGCTTTCTTTGCGCTTGCATTTGCTTTAGCTTTTCACCTAAGCCATCAACGATAAAAGGGTCTTGCAATAAAAATACATAGTCGTAATCATTAAAGAATTTATCCGTTGTGCCTTTCATGCCATTAATAGCATTTAACAACGTTTGCCTACCAAAGGTATCTTGGTCACGGTTAGACCTTGCGGCGCGATAATAGCGTAAATGTGGCACTTTGACCAAATCACCTTCGTTTAGGTTAATCCCTACTTGGTCTACAATGTAGCCTTTTTTGTGTAACGCTTGCCCTAAGTTGCGGGTAACGGTTGCAAATCCTGTCGGCACACTTGGAAAGTCACCATAGATAAGAATCTTTTTTGGCTCTTGTTTTAGCTTCTTTACTTGACTCATACTCCTTTAATTATAACAAAGATATAAATTTATTTACCAATGAAATGAGAACCACCCCTTTGCTTTCTTAACAAGTCACCTACACAGTATCTAATCGCATCTATGTAGTGGTTGTAAGCATCAATAGGTACATTGCTTTTTTTATCGTGCCATGCGTAATTATTAAGCTCTTTAATTATCTCAGGTGAGTTAATTACCTTGATGTGATAATCTTGCATATTTTTTATGCCTGTTACAATTGAATCTTTACCCTTAATGCACTCTTTTATATTGTTGCCCATTCGCCTAAGTTCATGTATCAATCTTGGCTCTGCACTATCCGCAATAATTAAATATTTGTCTTTTGTTTCGGCTTTGTTTAGCTCGTAAATATCCTTTGTGCTTAACCCTGTTTTACCGTAGATAGATTGAACATAGATAGTATCTTTTTCAATTGCAACTTTAACTAATACCGTTGGGTCATTTGAGAATCCAAAGTCTTGCCCATAACTAACAGGTAGATGTTGTGGAAATGTTTCGTCAATGCTCCAATTATCGAAAACCACACCTTCTGCACGGTCTAACCATCCACCGAGTATTTGATGCTTATATTTTTGTGGTCTTGTTTTTTTGATACGCTCAACATCTTTTAAAAAGGATTCATCTAAATTAGCCACGTTATCAAGGTAAGTGGTATGTATGTATGTCGTGTTGTCTTTCGTGCCATTGTACCCAGCTTGAACGTTCATATCTTCAAAGAATCGCTTATAAATAAAATGCTCTTTTGTTGTAGGGTTAAGAATAAGAATTACTTTGTTTTGAACCCCTTTTTGCCTTACAGATAAATTTATCTTATCAAATATTGATTCGTCAATTAACTCTTCTGCTTCTTCTAAGACCCAAATGCTAACCCCTTGCAATGACTTTAAGTTTGCTGTTTGATTACCTGAACTTGTCTTAATCCCTGCAAATATTATTGAGCTACCTGTTAAGGTGCATTTGATTTCGTTTTGCGTTATGGTGAAAAAAGGTAAAGCGTTTAAAAGCTCAATCTTTTCAATAAACTCAGGAATAATTGATTTGTTTGCCGCTGTTAATGTGTATCGAGTAAATAGCACTTTGTGCCCTTTATGTCTTAAGAGTAAATCAACTAAATAAACAGTAACAGAAAAACTCTTTGATGAACCCCTGCCACCTGTTACAATATAGTAACGTGAATCGTGCCTAAATAGCTCTTGATATTTCTTATTAATCAACAAATGTTATTGCAGGTATGCTTATGTTTTCTCCGTTGGTTGTAATATCCTTTTGCTCTTTAGGTTTACCGAATCTATGGTTGACCCAAGTTTGCAAAGCGTTTGTATTTCCTTTTTTGCACACCTTCCAAAGCTCCGCCCATACTTCTTCAGGTGAAGCTATGGAGTCCATCATTTCTATTTTCTTGATTTCGTCAATCTTAGGCTTTCGCCCTGCTTTACCTTTTGTGGAATGTCCACCGTTATTTTTTCGACCGTCGAGCACTATTTAGAATTAATATAGATTAATTAATTAATTCAAAGGTAACAAAATAAAAAAAAGCCCTGCACACCATCAACGTACAGGGCACAAACAAAACATATGATGAAAACGTACTAATCACTTGACATTATCATATTTTTGCGCTAACTTCTTGTTTTCAACACAAAAGAAACACTTACACTTTACATCATGCTTTTGTACTTTGTTTAAGATATATTCTTGCCATTTTTTCATGAGTAATTAGTTTAAATCACATGATAACAATTCATATTCGTTATCACACATTTTTATTAATTGTTTTAAACTATTAGCTGTAAAATACAACTCTCCTGTACATTCATTTACAGCTAACCAATCTGAGCCTTCTTTTAATAAATAGTATTGTGTGTTATTATGAATATACTTGCCTTTTACTATTTTAGTTGTTTTTGTTTTCATTTTTTTACTTTTTGTTTGTTTCAACTTAAACATAGCGTAGGTTAATAAATAAATGGTAGATTGTACTCTTTTATCTGCTTAAATGTACTTTTACACTCTTTTACCCATTCTACTTTATGCCCATGTATATTTTCTGCTTTCCATTTGGCAGTTTCGGGAGTGCCGAATGTGTGATAAAACTCGCCTTTTTTAGTATAAACTTCTGAAATTGTCATCTTTGTTTGTTTTTGATAGTTCAAATATAAAGCACGTTTTACCCTACTTTACCCCAATTTCGATGAAGTGCTTTTAATTTTCGATGAGTTGCTTTTCTCGGTAGTTAAAACACTGTTTTAAATCGTAGTAGTATTTAGTTTCATAACCCCAAATCATATTAAAGTATTCGTGCAATGATTTAAAAGGGTTACGCCTTTTAAAGTATTCGGCATAAGCCAAAGGGCAATTAATCTGCGCATAACCTAACACGCTAACTCTGCGCATTGTGTTAGCTCGGCAAAACTCGATAGTATCCTTAATGTTTTGGATTTCTTCGGGTGCTAAGTGGCTATGGTGGTGTAAGGTTTTCATAGGTTTTAAAAACCACCTTTCGGACTTTTTCTAAAAGGTGGCTGCACAAGCATTAAAGGTTTTAAGGTTATTTAAAGGGTTAATTAATTACTTAGTTAAAATGTATCTACGCTCTACTCTTTTTATATCCCTTACTTCTTTGTCAAATTTATAGGCTATTAAATCGTAGCTTTCTCCTTGTTCAATTAATCTTAATATTTGTTTGATTTTTTGTGTTGTAAGTCTCATCGTTGTTTGTTTTTGATAAATCAAATGTAAGACAAGATTTAAAAGCTTCAAACTTATTTCGATAAACTAAGCCTTTGCTTCGATGAACTGCTTAAACTTGATGTTAATCTCATTAAGATTTTTCGATTTCCACAACTCTTTAGGCTTTTTATAGTTGTCTATTCGCTTAAAGATGTAGTAGTAAGGGCTTTTGTATTCGATGCTAAGACTTTGTTTTCTCATAAGACCTACCACCAAAATAAGCCGCTATAACGGTCATTAACACCAATTGCAATAAATCAATCCAATTGCTCTTTACATCGAAAGATATTACCCCTGCATCAATGAAAACCAACAGAGTAGTACAAAACACCATGTACATTAATACAAGCGGTCTAACGTTCTTAGAAAGCCAACTATCGCTCTTCATATCACTTTGCCAACGTGCTGTAATTTCTTTGTTACCGTCTTGTTGCGCTTGTATCTTTATCTTTTCAATTTCCTGCAATCCTTGTTCGATTGTCATTCGGTTGTCTTGAACGTTGGTAATAACGTCTTTCGCACCATCTGCAACTTTACCAATTAAACCTTCGGCTATTCCTTGTGGGGTGAATCCTTTTATTAAGTCTTTAACACTACTCATTAAAAAACCAATTTTGAACATCAAAGTTAGGGCAAGTCTTTGTAACTCCTTCAAAATCACAATGACCTAAGACGTTATTTGGCTCAATGTCAAATTCAACTATTAAACGCATCACTAACTCACGCATAGCCAATTTTTGCGCATCTGTTCTATTATCAACTCCCTTATAACCACCTACCCAACATATCCCTATTGAATCATGGTTATGCCCTGCAACGTGCGCCCCTGCTTTATACATTGGTCTACCTTCTTGTACATCACCATCAGAAGTAATTACATAATGATAGCCTATATCGCTCCACTTACGTTCATTTACGTGCCATCTTCTAATGTCGTCTACATCTACGTTTTGATGACTTGCGCTACAATGAATAACTATTTTGTTAATCGCTCTCATTTAGCAAAATTACTAATTCATAAGTAGTTAATACGATGTTTAGGTTTGTATATTATCTGTTGTAGGCAATTTTATTGCTAGACAACATTTGGCGGGTTTTCAATATTCCAGCAATGATTACACTGTTCTTCTTCATTGCAAGTTCCTTTCTTGCAATAAAACTGTTCGCCTTGCCCTACAACATCAGACATAGAGAATAATTTCACTATCTCATCTGCTATCATATCCCAATCTTCTTCTTCTATTACCTTATCCCATGCATCGCTATGAGTTTTTACCCCGACTTCATTAAATAGTTGTAATATCTCTTGTTTCTTTTCCATTTGTTTACTTTTCAAATCCGTTAAATTACTCTCCATGTCCAAAACTGTTGTAAAAACCAAAACTACTACTTCCAACTATTGCAAATATTTTATTTCGATGAACCTTTAACAGCCTTCGACGAATTGCAGTATTTCTTTAAATCTTTTTCAAAAGGTGAGCCGCTTACCTTCATATTTTTAAATCGTGCTTTACATATCCAACAAACATACTCGCCTGTTTTACTGTCAAATACCCATATTATCGCAGGGCATTTCAAAATTCAAAGTCTGTATTGGTTAACACTTCATTCTCCTTATAAACTCTTGTATTGCGTTCATAAACAAATACACAAGGCTTAAAGCTTGGCTTACCTACGTATTCCTGAAAACGTATTTTTTGTATGAATATTTCCACTCCATCGCCCGCATTCCTGTAAACAGTAATTCCATTATCTGTCTTATTGTAGAAATGCGCTGAACCGCTTATATCGTACAATGTAGGTACATCGGGTTGACCTTCTTTTGTCTGCATCTTTTTAGGGTGGGCAATTAAAAATATGTGCAAATCTCTAATCTTAGCAAACTTTGTTAATTTGGCGTAAACTTGACTCACCCATTCGGTTTCGCTAACATTTGAAGGTCTTACATCTTCCAAACAGTTCCAAGGGTCAATAACAACTAAATCTAATCCGTATCGCCTTTGAATTTGTTTAGCTGCTTCAATAATGTCATCTATTTTCGCTTCCATTTGTACAGGGTCGTAAAAGAAAAAGTATCCGTTTGTTTTTTTGTACGAATCTTGAAACTCGTTTTCATTCATTAACTGCTCACCTTTAAAAGTGTGCATTTTCTTTTTAGCTACCTTTTCAATTACTTGCCTGTAATGGTCTTTTGGTGGTTTTTCTGAACTTATGTAAAAAGTTGTTAAGTTGTAATTGCAAAACAGCTTGTAAACAATCTCATCAACAAATTCAGACTTTCCATGACCGGGCACTCCTGTAACCGTTGTAACTTGCCCTTTTGCCGTGCTATAATGTTTATCAAAATTTTCATGACCTGTTTTGTATGTTTCAGGATATCCGTTTAAAAATTGCTTGTAAACATCTTCAATTAAATGGCTTGTATCTAAGATGCCCCTTATTGGATATTGTGAAGGTGTGCTTAATATCTCTTGTACTTTTTCCTTACCATACTTTAAAAGTACATCGTTTACATCTTTGCAATCTTCAGGATATTCATAATAGTAGCATTTATCACGCCCTAACCGCTTGCTAATTTCATCTCTAAACTCAATACCATCGGCATCAGCATCACCGAAAATATGGAAGTTCTCAGCGTGTTTAATCATATCCCAAACATCATCAAGAAAGCCTATGTTTCTTGCTCCATTTGGTATGCTTAAAGCTGCTTGCCCCGTTGCTTCTTTTATTGTCAGTGCATCAATTTCCCCTTCTGTAATGTAAATATCTGTTTCGCTTCCATCGATAAGATTAAACCCGAAAAAAGATAGCATTGCATTTGGAATCAGTCTAAAGTCTTTCTTTTCAATGTTTCGCGCTTTAACATTTACAATCTTGCCTAAGTAGTATTGTGGAAATCCTAACCATCCTTTGTCGGTTTCATAGCAACCGTATAAAACTGCTGTATCTCTCGATATTCCGCGACTTTCTAAATATTGCGCTGTACGCTCTCCAAATCGGCTGTTGTCTATACTTACCTTTGCATAGTCTTTTGAACGGTCTGAATCACTTATAATGTAGCTTGTTTTGCAATTATGGCAATGTCCTACGTTGCCGTGTATAGATAAACACTTTTGCTTTTTGTTTTTTCGGCTTTCTGAGCAATTAGGGCAGGTGCTTCTAAAGTTGTTAGAACGTGGCACTATGCCTACTTGTTGCCAACTATCGATTATTTTTACGCTGCTTGCCATTTCTTTAATT